AGTAAAACAGTAAAACTAGAAAATGGTCATACAATAACATTTGACGAAGATAAGCACGTTTATATTCATAATAACGAGTATGTCGTTGGTATGAGTACACTATTAGGTAAGTTAGCAAGTCCAGCATTAGAAGCTTGGAAAGTAAATACCCAAGTTAATGCAATAAAAAAAGAAATGGAAAAACAAGGTATTCCATTAGATAAAATAGATAGAATAATTATAGATGCTAAAGCTAATGCAAGAAAACAAAATGACAATATATTAAGCATTGGTTCTATTGTTCATAAGCTTGTAGAATTATGGCTTAAAGGAGAAAAGGTAACTAAACCTGAAGATAAGATAGTGGCTAATTGTTTTATGCAATTTCAAAAGTTTTGGAAAAAGAACAAACTTAAAGTTATTGAGTCTGAAAAAATACTTTATTCTGAAAGAGGGTATTGTGGAACTCTTGATTTAATAGCTGGTGATAAAGATAATAATATTTGGCTTATAGATATTAAAACATCTAAAGGTTTATTCTTAAATATGGTTCACCAAATACACGGATATAAACTAGCTTATGAAGAACAGACAGGTAAAAAGATAAACAAAATGTTTATTGTAAGATTACCTAAAACAAATGAGGAGTTTGAAGCTATACAAATTCTTTATAAGAAAGATCATTTAAAAGCTTTTTTAGGTTTATTGAGTTGTCATAAATCTGAATTACTTTTTAACGATCAAATGCGTAAAAGAAAACAACTAATAAATAAAAGGAAACACTAATGTATAATAAACAAAGAGAAGCTTTTGTAGCTTTAGAGGTCTATTTAAAACCGACAGGTAAGACACCACCTAAATTTGAATACCAAGCATCAAGTAAAACTATGTTCAAAGATACTTTGACAGGTAGAAAATACTCTACATATCAATTTGCTAATTGGTTAAATGAGAAGCACGTTGTAGAAAAAGTAAAACAAGGTTATGTTTTAAAATTAGGTTCTGTTGATTTAGAGTCTGATAGAATGGATAAGTACACATATTCTAATATGCAAAGAAAGTTTATTTGGTATTTTGTAAAAGATAATTACCAATCAAGAAATGTTGATGGTATGAAACCTATCGGGCAAACTATGCCACAATATACTTCTCAACAAATGACAGAAGCCCAACCATCTGCACCTGATAACGCACAACCTATTACTATGGAAGATCATAAGTCAATGAGAGAATTAGATGATGATTTACCACCATTTTAATTTATGAATAACACAACACAACTTTTTTATTCCTATGGGCAAATGCAATGGTGTAGTGAAACTGAAAATTGGGTTTATGGATAGAGAGCATAGAGGAGATTTAGACTTGGAAGTTAAAATAAAAGATTTAGAGTTAGAGTGCGAGATGTATAAGAAAAATAATCAAATGTATAAAGATCATATCTCAGAACTACAAAACACAATAGATCGTTTAACTACTATGAACAAATCTCACAAAACACTTAATGGTCAGTTAAGAATAAGATTAACTAGACTAGAGCAAGAAGTAAAAGACCTAAGAGCAAAAGTAAAAGATGATGAAGAACTAATAAAGGATTTATATGAATACCCGTAAAATAAAAGAGAAGTTAGAGTTTTGGTCTTTGTATTATAGGCAAGAGATCATTTGGTTTGTAATAGGATTTATAACAGGAGTCATAATATGGTAGAAAAATTTGAACATTTAAACAGTAAGCAAGTATATCAAGCTTTAGAAAAAGCTAGTGCAGATTGGAAAGAGTGGCAAGGTAAAGCCATCGTATTAGATGAGGGAAAAAAAGCTGTATTTTCTAAATGTTTTCTAAAACATAAGCTTGAATCTAAAACTGTAATAGAAGCAGAACATAAAGCTAGAACAGATAAAGAATACACAGATATAGTTAAACATTATGCAGAAGCAGAATCAATGTTGATTAAATCAAAACTCCATTACAATAACCTTGATAGATATGCGAGTTTAAAACAAAGTGAACTTAAAAGAGATTTAACATTGATGAATAAACAAGAGGGATAAATGACAAAACTTTACCTAGATAACAATGGTCATTATCAGAGAGAGAAAACTAAAATAAATTGGGGTAAGGTCATAGCCATATCAACAGTTTATATTGTTATGTTTTCTTTGTTGGTGTTCTATTTTTATTTATTGCTTAGTGCTTAATAAAATCTAAGCTTGATATATCTGTACTCTCAGTAATCTCAGTTGTTGAGATACTGTAATTACCAACAAAAGCATCTTCCTTTTCGTCTATCTGATTAAGCATATTATTTACTTTAGGAAAATGTGGAGTCTGATCTATAAAAATAAAACTTGCTCTACCCATATTGTTATTAGTCAATATTTCAACAGTTAATTCAGTAATCACAAAATCTATTTCGTTACTCATACTTCACAATATAGATATTTAAGATTAAATTAAATTACTTTTTTCCGTTACGAAATATCTGTGTACCTTTTATTCCAAAAATACTTGCAACAACAGTAATCCATAAAGTTTGAAACCAAACAGGTAAATTGCCAAAGTGATGAAAGAATAATTCTATTTTTTGCATCATAGCTGGGTCATCACTAAAAACTGCATAAGCAAGAACAATGATTGGTGCTGACAATATAATTAAAACAAACTCGTCTTTATAATCGTTTTGTCTAGCTTCTAATAATTTACCTTGATACTCTGTCTCTCCTCTTGCCATCTTTTCTGCTGTAAGTAAAGCCGCCTGAGACATAGCTTCTTTTTGTTTTTGTTTATTTGCATAAACTTTAGCACCTGTTTGTAATGCTATTTTTGCTAATCCAAACCACATTATTCTAACTCCTTTAATAATTCACAGTAATGAATGACTTTATCAATATCTTCTTTACCATTTTTTTTATCATAACGACAGATGTACTTAATAACATTACCTTGAATAAAACTAAGCTTGTTAGCAGTTATAAATTCAATAGGTTGTATTTTAAAATCTTTATAGTGCTTGGTACTGCCCACTTGTCTATCTAAGGCACTCTCCGTTGCTCTCTCGCCTTTTAAAGCATACTTTCCACAGCATTTCTTCTTCATACTATCTTGCCAATCCAATCACCTTTTTTATTTAATACTAATGGCAGTAATTTAGGTATTCCATCAATAATAATCGAACACCCTAAAATAAACCTTGTTTTAAAATTCTTTGCATATGCAAATGCCATAGACTTTTGATTAATTAAACAACCTACATTCATTGCAAAAAATAGATTATCAGGATTAGCCCACCAGCTTACTAAAAACTTTGTATGATAATGACCCTGTACTGCTGACATACCCATTGTTTGAGATACTTTTAAAACATCTGCTGATCTTCCGTGTGTAAAAAAACATTTCTGACCATTAGACATTTTAATAGTCAAATCATCTATCCACTTCCAATGTCTAGTTCCTAAAAAATCTCCATAATCTTTTAAAAATTCTTTACTCATACCAAACTTTAATGCTCGTCTATAAACTAAGCTAGAGTGGTTACTATCTACTTCTGTTACTCTTGGAAACAAAGATTCTAATTCTTTTACATATTTTCTAGCTTCTTTTAATTCGTGTCCAGCAGAAAACAAATCAGGGTCGTGTGTGTGCATAGATATTGCGTGGAAGTCTAATAGATCGCCAATGTTAATAACTGTATCAGGTTTAAATTGTTTTTTTATTTCTTTAAGAAAATTTATTGAATCTTTATGGTGATATGGAATGTGCATATCAGAGATAACTAAAATTCTTTTATGATTCATACAAGTTTTACTTGTACTATTAATTAGAGATAATGTAAAGGAATTGGGAGATAACGGCTACTGCAACAGCATAGATGACATATAAAATTCTATCTATATCTCTTTGCATATGTTTGAGATGATTCGTTTCGATAGTATGAATCTTTTGATGAATCAGTTTTATCTTACCATCAATCTCAATAAACTTTTCGTTTGTTGTAAAGTTTTTTTTCATAACTACCTTTTACGTTTTTTTCGTCTTAAATCAAGATCGTGTTTTCTACTTCCTCTTAAAAAGCTATTAACTCTACCAAGACTCCAACTAGCCATAGAAGTACGAGGTCTTGAACCAGCAGATAGAAAAGCACCCTGACCTCTACGATATACTTTTTTTAGCATACCAAGAGTTATATTTTTTCTTGTCTTTGCTTTTGCTCTTAAAATAGAGATAGTTTTTTTTGATAAAGGTTTTCTTTTAACTGCCATTATTTTCTCCTAGCTTTAAACATTGAAGCTGGTATTCTTGCACCTGATTTATATAAAGCTGACATAGATTTAATAAGACTTGCTCTAGCTGATCTTTTACCACCTTTAAGTCCTGATAGATATTTTTTAGGCAAATCTGTTGCTTTATCTTTTGGTACTTTTCTTCTTTTTCTTTTTCTTGCCACTTCTTCTTCTCCGTTTTCTCATTGATCGTTTATTAATCATTTCAGCTAATGTAGCTGTCGTTGTAAAGCCACTCATTTGCCAACTGTCCTCATTGCTGATCTATGTGCTTGACCAAATGTTCTACCTTTTTTTATTGCTCTCGCCATACTTCGCATATGTTTTAAACTATGATGTCTTGCGTGTGCTTTCATAGTTTTTTGTTGTCTTGGTTTTAGGTCTTTAATAATATTCTTAATTGATGCGACCTTGACCATTATCTTTTCTTTTTACCTTTTTTCTTCTTCTTCTTTTTTTTTTTCATTCCGTGTCCTGTATGATAGGGCATAGTTTATCTCCTTTTTTTTGTTTTCTTCTTTTTCTTCATAATAGCTTTCTGTAAAGCCATTGGAAGTTTTTTTTGTTTCTTTGTTAGTTTCACTCAGTACCACCTTTCTCTTTCATTAATTTTGCAAGACTTTCACATCTCTTTGTTGTTTGTTTGTGCCAAGCAGAGTCTATCATTTGATTAGATGCTTCTTCAAAATTCTTATCTCTTAAAGCAGACCACATCTTTTTAAATTTTAAAACTCTTGGTTTTCCTAACTGAAAACACATTTCAGTTATAATACCTTTAACAGTTTCGTTATGTTCTATTCCTTGTAGAAGTTCGTTTGAAGATGTCTCAGCAGTTGCAAAGTCTTTGTCAAACAAAGCTTCAAGCTGTTCTTTAGGATAAGTAACACCCTCAACAAAATTATCGGTGGGTAAAACAAGATGACCATAACCAATAGTTGCGAAACCCAAACTATCGGAATAAACAGTATCTCGAAATCCCTCGTGTTCTTTGACTCTATCTTTAACTGATTGCATATATTACTCCTTATATTTAAAAGAATATGAAGAATATTTAACATTCATCAGATTATTCAGGTTTAGTTGGAAAAGTCTTATTCTTGGCTTTAGCTTCAGTATTCACACCATTCGTTATATCACGAAGTTGTTGTCTGTATGTTGCCATATCATCTGACATAGTAACATCTGATAAAGCAAAGTAGTCAGTTTCTTTTAATAGATTGTTTCTTTTTTCTCTTAAAGAAACCATAGCTCTATCATAAGCACCATCTGCCCAAGCTTTTTCTTCAGCATCTCTTTGTGCGTTCTCTTCTGCTGTGAGTTTAATTCTCTCACCATTAACCATTTTATATCTATCTGCCATATTTACTCCTTATTGTTGTTTGTTATCATAATTATTTATAGAACTCCATACATATCTATCGTGCCTGAATCTATTGCTCCTGATGTGCATTTAAAATCTATTGCATTAACAGCACTTGTTGTATTAGCATATCCAGCAACAAAACTTTCAGCAGAATAATCAGGATCACCAGCAAAGTTAGTATTTATAGTAGCAATAAAATGCTTGACGAATGTGCTATTGCTGGGGTCGAACAAATGTAAAAAACCAGCTAAGTTATGGTCTGCGTCATTTCCTAAACTTCTTGCTAAATTTTGATAACCTGTACCTTGTGCAATGTCGTGTCCTGATTCATAACCTAAATTTGTGCTTGAACCACCCTCATCATGTGATGCCTCAAAAAAAGTTGTGGTTTTGGTTACATTATAATTACTTCCACCATCAATACTTAAATTGAATGTAAGTCTGCCATTTGTGCCGTCTTGTGCTGGGTGAATATTATTAAAAAAAAATATATATTCTTTATAAGTGCTATTAATTCCTGATGTAATGCTTACACTTGATGATGAACTAGCAGTTGATCTTGATATAAAAACTAAATTACCAAGTCCTGTTATGCTACCTACTGCTGTTGCATCTTTTACTGCTCTGTTATTTAATTTAACTATACTCATTATGATTTACTCAATCCAAACATCTTGATGATTCCGCTATCTATGTTTGCACTTCCACTATATATAAATCTTACTGCGTTAATTGCTGATGTCGTATTACAATATCCAGCAGTATATTGAATTAAAGATTGTTCACCGCTATGAACACCATTAAATTTTGCTATATAGTGTTTTACAAAAGTTGTAGAAGATGGTGAAAATAAATAAAGTTCACCTGAACAACATTGGTCATTTTCTGTTCCATTACCTTGAGATAATTCTTGCTCACCTGTACTTTGTGCTAAGTCACCAGCACCACTATAAGCTAAATTTGTGCTTGTATCAGCTTCATCATGTATTGCAAAAAATGCAGAAGATGTCTTAGTAACATTATAGTTGCTACCACCATCCGTAGAAAAATTAACTCTGAAATTTTCATGTGTTGCTGAATGGTGCATATTAATACATTTGAACAGATAAGTATCATAAGTGCTGTTTATATTAGAAGTAAATTCAGAAGAAGATACTCCTGATGATATTGTGTTTGTGGTAATTAAATTTAAACCACCAGCTGGTAAGCTACCTAAAGCGGTTACACTTGAAATTGAATTGTTATTGTATTTAACTAACGCCATATAATTTTATAACCCCACTTTCTATTACACCACTATGTGCCTTAAAGCTAACAGCATTTACAGCAGAAGTAGTATTTGCATACCCATCTATGAAAGTACGATAAGTATAATCATAATGAGATGCGTTATTTATATCAGCCATCCAATGCTTGACGAATGTAGTGTTGGAGGGGTCGTATAAAACCATAGTTCCACTAGATGCTTCATCATTACCATCACCTTGATCGTGTGTCATTCTTTGATAATCTGTACTTTGTGCTAAATCTCTTGCGGCAGCATAAGTTAATTGTGCGTCTGAACCATCTTCTTTAACATAAGTTTCAAAAAAAGTTGAAGTCTTTGTAACATTATAATTACTTCCACCATCTATACTCATATTCATAAGAAGTCTATTATCTCCTGACGCAGTATGTATATTAATAATTTTAAAAATATATTCTTTGTAAGTAGAGTCTATTCCGCTTGTAAAATCTATTGTTGAACTACTACTAGCTGTTTGAGTAGATATTAAATTTAATCCACCACCTGATATTGAAGCTGGTAAAGCTGTTATTGCTGATAAGGAATTGTTGTTGCAAAAATTAAGAGACATTGTTTAACTCCTAACTATTTGCTACTCCAAACAAACTAATAGTTCCATATGAAATATTACCGCTTGAAAATTTAAATCTTATACCATCTATTGCATTTACTGTTCCGTGATTTGTCCCCGACATATTTACACTATTTAAATCACTTGAATGATCCATAAATGCTCCGTTCCAATAACTTAAACAATGTGTATCTGTTCTTGATGGCATAGACACAAATAATGTTATTGCCATTGTTTCATCATCAGCACCACCTATTGATGATGTTGTAAGTTCTATTTGACTATCAGTTGCATTTTGTCTTGTTACTTCTGCCGAACCAGCTTCAATACCCTGTCCACAATAAGCATAGTTTGTAGTTAAAAAAGTGCTATTTGTTGCTTGTCTGTACAACATTTGAGGAGTAACATTATCACTAGCTGGGTGTATATCAATCATAAAACAATATTTATTATATGTTCCATCAAACACCACATCACTTGTTCCATTTATAAAATCTATTTGTGATGTATCACTTGCAGTCTGAGTTTTAATATGAATTAATCCACCACCACCAGCTTCTGCAAAAGATAATTGACCTATACCTGTTGTTCCTGAACCTGATACTGAAGCTACTTTTAAAAATCTATCTGCTGTTACATTACCTGTTGGAAAGGTTAAAGTGTAAGATTGTCCGTTTGAGTGGGCGGGAGATCTCAGCTTTATTCCGTGTGAGTTCTGTGAGCAGTTTAATTGTAAAGTTCCATCTGTTGTTCCATCACCTTTAATTTGAAGTCCAGCCGCAGATGAAGTTGATACAAAGTTTGTTTTAGCATCTGTAACTGTGGCATCTGATGGTGTTCCAATGTCATTAACATTACCAAGTAATAAAATAAAATCTATAACATCACCTGTTGCTAGGTTTGATGCAAAAGTAATTGTTGAACCTGATATGGTAAAAGAACTTCCTGGTTTTTGTAATACACCATTAAGAGATACAAGCATATGATTAGCAGACTCAGGCGATACATTAGCTGATGATACTTGCATAGTGTAAGCCGCTTGACCATTGACTACACTTATTGCATCACAAACTTGAAAGTTACCTGATATTGGTGGGTTTCCTATATATGCCATACTAAGTTATTCCATAAATTTTAAAAATTCCAAGGTCAAAATTTCCTGATGACATTTGGAATTTAACATTATTAATAGCACTTGTAGTATTAACGTAACCACCACCATAAAACGGAATAACTCTGTCATTAACTTGATGAAAAACTCCGTTCGAATGATAAAAAGTTCTTGATGATGTTCCAAGTGGATTATGTAAATATAACCTAAAACTAAATGTTCTTCCAACAGTTTCTGTGCTTCCTGTTGTATGAATTTCAAATCTATTATCACCTCCACTTTGTGCTGAAGTGTCACCTCCATTATCAGCATAACCTTTACTTACATATCTATTATTTGAAGTTTCATAACTAGAACCATTATCTGTACTCATAAAAAATCTTAAAGTAGCACTATCAGTATCTTGGTCTATTTCTGAACCTGTAATTAAATAATCTCTGTAAGTAGAAGTTAATTGAGTGCTTGTAAATGCTACTGATGATGTAGCTCCTGAAATAGTATTGGTTGAAAGCAGAGTATGTGTTCCACCACCTTTAATATAAGAGTAGTCCATTCTTTTAAGTGTTCCAGCATCTGAAATTAATAACTCATCTGTATCTGCTGGTTCTGCACCTAAAGCAGTAAATCCTGAAATTGCTGTATCACCTATTTTGTCTGCTGTTACTACATCATCAGCTAGGTCGCTTGATGTAACAACTTTTGGTGCTGGTTGTTGTCCAATATAAGGCACTTAAAACTCCTATGTTATTTCTAAAATACTTAATGTTGCATCTATCTTTGCTGTGACACTACAATCAATTTTAAGTACGTCTGTTGCTTGTAATACTACTTTACCACCTGTTAAAACTTCTAGTGAAGAACCAGCTGGTATAGTTACATCTTTAACTACAAAAACTGTTTCGTTAGTTTCTGTGTCTGATGTATCTGATTCTATTTTAACACTAGCTGTAACTGAAGCTGTGTGAATATTACAAAGTAACAAACCAATTACTACTGTTGTTGTAGAAGTTTTGCCTGTGTACAAAGTTAGAGGTGTTCCAGCACTTGCTGGCATTGCTCCATTAGTTTTTACTTTAAATGTATTTGCCATATTTTTATCCTAAAGCTATCGCAAGTGGCAGAGCATTAGGGTCAGTTTCAGATATTGTTCCTGTTACTGACATTGTACTCGACACCGCATTTGTTGATGTATTAATACTAAATAATTCTATGTTATCTGAGCCGTCATTTATTTTTACTTTCAAAGTATTTGTTGTTGCATTATCAACCCAAATAGTTCCTGTTGCTACTGATCCTGGTGCTGAACTTCCAACGTGCATTGTATTGATTGCCGCTAATATATTATTAAGTTCCGTTCTGAAACTTGCAAATCCTTGATTGGCTAATACTACATCTGAAACTTGGCTCATATCTGTTTATACTCCTTTAGCTGGTAGATTTCAAGCCGTGTCCTACAACTTGATAATCGAATGTTCTGCTTATTCCTGTATTACTACTATTATAAAACCTAATTGTAAAGGCGGTTTTTGATTTACTTGTAATTTGATAATAGTCTCCTGTTTGTAATCCTTGTGCTGATATTCCTATACTTGGAGTCGCATAAAAAGAATTAACAAAAGTAATCGTTGTTCCTGAAGCATCTGAGACTACATCTTGACTAGCTTCTGTTCTTTTCTCCATATTTACTTGTGCTTGTAATGTATGAACTTTTGCTCTCACTTTATTATCATCACTTGTTATCTTACATTTGAATTTAAAAAATCTACCTTTAATTGTGCTTTGTTGTGCAATCTTTTGAAAGCTTGTAATATTATCTAAGCTTGTATTATCTGCACCCACAGTTACTTCAGCACCACATTGTATTTCAGGGCTTCCATCAAAAGGTGCTTTAGCTTCTTCAAAATTAGTTGCACCTCTACCTGAATCAAATAGATCATATTCATCTTCAGAACTCATACCAATAACAGCACCTAATGTAGTGTCATAAATAGCATCAAGTGAAAGAGTATTAGAAAATATATACTCTCCTGATGCTTTTACATTACCACCAAAATTTGTAGGATTAGATGTTGAGTCTGTTCCGCCTAAATCAAAGTTACCCTCAGCAGAATCTATATTTCCTACTAAGCTATCTGCTTGTGTTATTGTATCTAAGATTAATACTTTTCTTCCAGCATTATCTGTTGAAATTGCTACACTACTATCTCTTGTTCCATTAAAATCTGCCATTATTCACTCAAAGTTAAAACATTTGTAAAATTTGCTAAAGAAGAAACATTTGTAGAAACAATAGATGCTTCGGCAGAACTATTACCTAATTTATCTACTGCTTTTATACAATATGAACCAACTTGTGCGTTAATAGTTAAAGCATTTGATTTTCTTCTTACCACTTTAGCTATCGGTGTGCTTTCATTCCAAGTAGCACCACTTGTAACATTTTGAAATCTAATCTCATACCAACTTATATCTAAGTCTGCGACAGGAGTCCAAGATAACTCCATTTGATTTGAACCTACTAATGATACTGATAAATCCGTTACATCTGCTGGTGTTTCAGTTGCACCGACTACTGTATGTGTAGCTGATGTAAATGTAGATGATACTCCTAAAGCATTTATCGCTTTTGCTCTTACTGTATAGTTTTCTCCGTCAATTACATTTAGAAATTCGTGTCTTAGTTCTGTACCACTTGATATTATTTTAAAATTATCTTCAGAAGTTTTCTTAGCTTCAACTTGATAGTATTGAACAAATGAGTCAGGTGATGAACCTATTACAATATTTAATCTAGTTAATACAACTCCATCTGCATATTCAATCATTTCATCAGTAAGAGTAACACTTGCTGGTGGTTGAATAGTAAATGGGTCAGGTAAATTAGTTGATGGTGTACTAGCAACTTGACCTTTAGTAGCCCAAGTATAATGTGCATCTTGATGTTCTATTAGATTTAATCCTACTGTAAAATCTTCATTAAAAGACATACTATTAACTCTAAATGCTTTTGCAGAAAAACCTATTGATGCGTGTGTTATATTAACAATATCTCCTATGGCTAAATCATAAGCATTACCACCAGCATTTATATTAAACTTCAAAGCTTCTCTTGATCTTCTTAAAATAACTTCTGCCATTTCTTCTGCTTGATATGGTGATGTTAAAGTTTGAAAATCAAATCTACCCTCTAATAAAAAACCACCATCTGCTGTTTTCATAGTTGCGTGTTGATCTGCACTTGTTAAACCTGAATCATCTATTGGTGGAAATTGAACTTCATCTACTTGGAAATTTCTGTCAGGATTTACAAACGATACAATAACTCTATTGTATTTATTATTTTTATCTTCACTTGCTAAACTAAACCCACCAAATATATCATCTTCTGTAAGTGTAATTGAAGCTGAACCTGTTGTCTCTAAAACTAATTTATATTTGCCTGATGAATAAGGTAAAAATCCTCTACAACCTCTAAGTAAAGTTCTTGTGTTTTCTATTATTTTTTTTGATGTATCTAATACTGCATTGCAATCAAAAATATTAATATCTGATGCACCTGAATATGGTGTTACTTGTGTTACTGCAACTTGTGAAGCATCATAAAAACTTTGTAAATCAATATCTGTTGTTGCTAATCCTTTTCCGTATCTTGTATTTCTTAAATAATCTAATAAACAAAAAGCTGGATTTGCTGAAAATGTGGCAGATGATTCAGATAAATTAGAAGCTAGTGTTACGACCTTTTTACCTTTTATTTTAGCTTGAACTTTTGGTATTCCACTAAACACATCTTGATTCCATTTAAACTTTAAAGCTAAATATGCAAGACCTGATAACTTATGATTACTTCCCCAACTAGATAATGTTGAAAGTAAGCTAGATGCACTTTGACTATCAGTACCTAAATGAGGTTCTATTGTAATATAAGAAACTGAATCTTTATAAAAATTACCATCTGAACTAGCAACTGATCTTTGTGTATTGTCTGCAAATGCACCATCAAATGTTACAACTTTATCATCAACTCTAATTTGTTCTATTGAGTTTATTTCACCCTCACATAATATTAAAGCCATATATAAAAATTCATTATCAGTACCTGATGTTTCTAAAAATACTCTCGTTCCACCTAAAAGTCTTTCACCATAAACAACAGGAATATTCGCATCATTAGATTGTTTATTTAATAAGATACCTTGCTCGAATGAATCAAAATCTGTTTCGCCAAACTCAGGTATTTCAGGTTGTGGCATAATCCAAGATAAAGCTTTACTTACAACTTTTATCGGAAACTCAACTATTTTTTTGACCGCACCACCCATTTAATTATGAAACTCCCTTTTAAATTTTTTACCAACTCTATAAATATTATTTTGTTTATCTAATCTTAACCAATTTATAGATTGATTAGTTTCTAAATATCCTTTGAAATAATTATACACCCATCTCATAACTTCTTTAGCTTTTCTTATAATTACAATATCATATAACCAAATGTTTTTACCTGAGTTCCATTGGTTCTTATATAATAATCCTGTTTGACTATATTGATCTTCGTCTTTGTTATCTAACTTAGCCCAATTGACAAAAGCATATAAACCTTTTTCATCTTTAAAAACTTTGTATTGTTGTAAGTTTATTGATGGTAAAATATGATAATACAATTCTTGATAACTATTATCTTTGTATTTATCAAAATTTTGGAACAACTTAATTATCTGTTGCATTATGCTCTACCCCATTTAATATCTTGTACTGTTTGACTTGAAAAGTTCATACCAACATCTGTACTAAAAAATCTTTGTTGTGAAGTGTTGTTTGTTTTACGACCACTAAGTTTATCAAAGTCTGCCCAATGAGAAACTATTTTAAATATAATATTACTATCCGCACCTTTTTCTGAAACTTCAAATGTATCAATAGTTCCTTTATAAAGAAGAAAAGGGTCTGCTATCAAAGCATTAGAATCATTTAAAAAACCTCTATGTATTGTAACAGAATCATTTACAACATTTTCATTTAATGCTGTTGAAATAAAAGTTTGATCTGCACCTGATAATCCAAGATTTAATGTTGTCTTTGTTATATCTACTTCTTCAGAAAAATTAGAAATACCCATAACAAAACTAGATGATGAATAGGTTACACTAGAACCTGAGACAGAACTTGTTAATGGAAATGAACAATCAGTAATATTAACAGGGCTACTAAAACCGATTGTGATAAGATGTACTGGTCTAATATCATTTGTTGCTAGTTCGTTCTTTACTGCTGTCGTTAAGCTTCTCGTCATAATCTTCTATTGTTCTCCTTTTTACTTTTACATAATCTGATACTACATAAGTTGCTTTATCAGATGGTTCTTCGTGTTTTCCTAAATTATTTGTTTTTAAATCTACACCATCTCCATCTATAACTTCTTCAGCTATCATATCAACAGTTATCCAATGTCTTACCAAATACTTCACTATAAAGCTTCCTCTACATCAAATTGAAAACTGTAAAGTAAATTGCCATCTTTATCAGCACCTACCACTCCAAACTCTTGAATGTCGTTTTTTAGAAAAACTGTAAAAGGAACATTGTCATAAGTAACAACTGAGTCATCTGCTAAAGCCGTTGTGAGTGGTGGTTCAATAGTTACAGTAGCGGCATTTGAACTTGAAGTTACATCTGCAACAACCATATAAACTTTGTTGTGCGAAGCAAATTTAATAAAGTCTCCCGTCTTAAATCTACCCGCACCATCACCAGCAAATGCGTCCATTGCTATAGTTGTATCACCAACTGCGTGAACTCCATTAACTAAAACTGTTCCTGTTTCAGAACCTCTAGCATCTTCAATCTCAGGTGGGATAATTGTAAAATTTTCTTTACCTGATCTTTGTTTCATAATAAATCCCATCAACTCTCCATAAACATCTGATCTTTTTCCTGTTATTACTTCTGCTGTAAAAGCAAATCTTTGACCATCTATTTGCCTTGCTAATTTTTTACCACTATCTGATTTAGATATAATTGTAGTTTGCATTGATTTAATTCCCATAGTAGAGAATTTAGAATTTGATATTGGAAAAGCACCTGACATTAGATTAAATTACTACTCCCTCTTTCATTAACTGATTCGTTAATTATTCTTGATATAGTTCCTCGTCTTTCAACTAATAATCTATCAATACCACTTGCATCAACAGCATTGATTGTAAAATTAACATTAACATTTCCTGTACCTGTTCCTCTAGCTGATTGTGTGATTTGTCCTGTACTATTTGGAACAAAAACTTCAGCACCTCTTTCACCAACTAAAATTGGTCTGCCTTTCATTACTGCTCCACCTTGTGCGTGTGATCCACCAATATTGAAAAAACCACCGCCACCGCCACCACCCATAGCAAGTAATATAGCTTGTAGTGCAACTTGTTTTTGTTTTTCGCCTGTGATTTTTTTCTCAGTTGATAATCTTCTGTTATCTCCTTTTTCTAATTCAATACCTAATAATTTTTGTATTCCCATTCTAATAACCATCTCAATCATTATGGCTAAACTATTTACAAGAGCATCTTGTAACATTCTTTTAAATGATTTACCTAAATCTTCTCCTAAAATAACTGCTCTTGATAAAGCATTAGAGAATTTAGTTATTCCTGAATTTAATCCCTCTGCTATTGTTTCTTTTACGAATGAAAGTTTATTTTGTAAATTACTTAAAGCTTCATCATTTAATTGTTCAAATTTATTTATTGCTTGTTGTGTTGCATCAGGTATTTTTATTGCCATATCGTGTTCAATTTTTTGAATTGCTTTAGAAGCTTTTTCAAACGTATCTACAAATCCATCATTAGCATCTGCACCACTAACTAATTCTTGAAACTCAATATTCTTATCTATTGCGTCTGTCATTGATTCAGTAACTTTCTCTATTTCTTTGTTTAATTGTTCAAAAGTTAAAGCTACTGCGGCTACTGAACCAGCAAGTAATGGTATTCCAACACCTGAAACTGCCGCAATACCTCTTAAACCAGCAAGAACTACCATTATTGCTTTACCTAAAGAAACCATAAAGAAAACTATTTTAACTGCTATAAGAAGTTTTAAAGCTGTTATAACTAAATCAATATTATCTTTTAATATTTTAAAGAATCCAGCTATACCTTGAACGGCTTTTGCTAATACTGTTCCAAAACCTATTGCTATTCTGTCTATTTGTTGTGAATTTTGTGCAAGTGATTTATCTAAATCTCCAAATTGATTTTTAAGTTCTTGAAAGAAACCAGCATCTAATAATGTCTTTTTGAAAGAGAATATTTTATCTCCAATCATTGATAAAGTTCCGCCTAATGTATTTGCTAATTCATCTGTTGCTTTACCAAATCTACCACCTCTACCAAATACTTTTTCAAAAGCGGCAGTTGTTTCTTCTATTGATACTGTCGCACCAGCTTGAAAACCAAGCATATTTCTAACACCTTTTTCTCTAAATAAATCTGCCGCACCAATACCAG